GGCGCGCCGCGCCATCAACGCCGTCACCGCCCATACCAGGGCGTCGAGCCGGTCGGGCGAGCGGCCCGAGGCGAGGCCGTCGAGGCCGAAGTCGCACATTTCATCTTTTTCACCCTAAAGGTCTGATGCGCCTACTTTTTTGTTTTACTGTTTTGCGGCGTTTTACAGTTCTGTTCGCCGCGCGTTCTCTTGAGCGTCAGCAGCGCCGCCTGCCCGCTGGTCTTGCGATCGGCAAACCGGCAGTAGCGTTCGATCATGGGTAGCGACATGCCGACGATGTCACCGATCTGCCCCGTTGAGAGGCCGGCGCGGCGCAGCCGAATGACGGCGGTGCAGCGCAGGCCGTGCAGCGTTACGCCTGCCAGCTCCGGGACCTTGTCGCGCGCACCGGCGAAGTGCGTCGAGAACAGTTTGCGCGTATAGCGTTGACCGTCGGCGCGGCCACCTTCCTGCAGAAGGAACGGACCCGGTCGCTTCTCCCACGTCGCCATCTCTGCGGCGAGCTCCGGAACGATCGGACACCAGACATCGCGCTTGCGCTTCTGCGTCGTGAGCGCGAACCCATTCTCCTCGATATCGGTCCAGCCGAGACGCACGGCATCGCTGCCGCGCATCCCCGTGTACAGATAGAGGATGACGCCGCGCCGAATGACGCCGGTCAGCTTCGCCATCGCGGCGTTGATCTGCTCCGGTGTCCACGGCTTGTGGCCCTTGTCCTTGGTGTAGGGCTTCACGCCCTCGGTGAGGGAATGCTCGATATGGTCGCGAACGCGCGCCCATGTCGACAGCGCCCGCATGGCGCTCAGGAAATTGTTGGCCTTGCCGGGCGTCGCGGCGAGGCCGTCCATGACTGCTTGCACGTGCACCGGGCGCAGGCCCTTCGCCGGCAGATCACCCCAGGCTTTGCGTGCGGTTCGCAGCGCGCGTTGATATTGATCGATCGTTCCGGACGTGATGGTTCCGGACGTGTTGATGAATTCAAGGTAACCGTCGAGGACAGCGCCGAAGGTGTCGACGGGTACCGAGCCCGCCAAGCCTTGCGCTTGCCGAATGGCGTTCCAGAACTCCGGGGAGTGCGGATCGTTCGGCAGCGGCACACGGGCGCCGGCATGCTCGGTGCCCCTGCCCGCCTGATAGTAGAAGTATTCCCGCCCGCGCGCGATGACACGGTGCACGCCGCGCGGCAGCTTCACCGCAGCCCTATTGCGTTGACGTGGCATTGCGCGCTCCCGCTAGGAAAGGGTCGCCTCTGATCTCCGTCGCCCGACCGCCCCCAAGCGACGACAGCGCCACTTGCACGTCGGCCCAGCACCACCGGACGCAGCCGGCCGACAGCTTGACCGGCGGCGGCAGCACGCCCCGCTTGACCATTTCATGCACCGTCGTCTCCGACACGTCCAACTCGCGCGCCAGCGTAGCGCAAGAGACATATGCGGGCGGACGATCCGTCATCGCGTCATGCCCACACTCGATATGGCGTAATCATCGCCTCGACTCCGCCGGGCAGCTTGGCCACGCTGGCGTTGACGACGACGGTTTCGCGGTTTTCGTACATCGCAGCTACCTGCCGTTTGATCGCGGTCAAGATCGGCGCCGGCACGTTGGGCACTGGTGGGTCACCGGCCGTGACATAGCCGGCTGTGAACCGCACCACGACATTCTCGCTGCGCTTGGCGAGGTCGGGCCATGCTTTGCCGCTTTTGAGCACGACGCGCGCCTTGCCAAACCCGCCAGCGCCGGTGACCTCGTAAAGGTCTGCCGAGAGAGTTTGCAGCGTGTCGGCCGCGTCATAATACTTGATGCTCTCGATCGCGATCAGCGGCGGCAGCGGGATCGGGATGACCGAACCACCGAAATCCGGCAGCCGCAGTTCCCATGTCTGTTCGCCGAGCGCACGGCCAAGCCAGCCGTCGCGGCCGTCGATGTTCTGGATCGCCGCAGCAATATAGCCTTCGATCAATGTGTCGTCGTCGCTGAAGTCAACACGCATATGCGACTTCGCGGCAGCAAGGGTCAGCACGTCGTCGTTGTCCGGCGCCCCGATCAGATAAAGCGGCATCGCCTATTCCTCCGCTGCAGTGCCGCCGCCGCGATCGGCGATCGGCCGGCCGGTCTGTTCCGGCTGCATGTTTGAGGGCGCGAGATAGGTTTCCGCTTCCGGGTCCGTGCGCGGGTTGGCCTTCTCGAATTTGCGCAGCTCGTTGGCGTTGTAGACCCCGATCTCCCGGGCGATCCGGTACGCCTGAAATCGCGTCAGCATGTCGCCGCGCAACAGCAGGTCGGCGTCGATCTCGACCTCGTAAGAGCGCCGCGCCTGCGTCGACAGCAGGCTGTGCTCGATCAGGCGTTCCCACTTGTTGAGCCACGGCATGATCGTGTGGCTATAGAACCAACGGCCGACCTCCTGAATGCTGGCATTGTTGCCGCCCTGATAGTCGCCGATGATCGGCCCCGGCACGCGGAAAATGCGAGCGAGTTGCTCAACCGAAAAGCGCCGACTTTCGAGCATCTGCGCGTCGTCCGGCGAGACGCTGATCTGTTGCCACTTCAACCCTTCCTCGAGCACGGCGACCTCGCCGGCCTTGTCGGCGCCGCTATATGTCGCCTTGAAGCTGTCCTTGAGGTTCTTGGTCGCTTCCTCGCCCAGGTGCTCCGGGTGCGACAGGATGCCGGACATGCTGGCGCCGTTCTTGAACGTTGACGCCGCGTAGCGTTCCGTCGCCATGGCCGCGCCGAACGTCTCCCGGGCACGGGCAAGCCGGCTCTTGCCAAGCACGCCATCGTCGGACCTGTCTTTGAGGTGCAGCATTTCCTCGGGCAGCAGCCGGCGGGTGCCGCCCTCGGGCAGCGACACGTCGAAGGCATAGCGGCCCGTACGGGGGATGCGGACCACGCTGACGTGGTCCGGATGGAATGGCACCAGGCCGACCGGCTGGCCCCGGTTGTCGCGCTTGATTTCGGCATAGCCGTTGCCGCGTAGGAGGCAATGCGCCGTCGTCATTTCGATGAACTCGGAGGCCGTCTGCCGTTCGTTGGGATCTCCGCTGAACAGCAGCGCCAGCGGGTGCGACAGATCCGCGAGACGAGAACCATTCGCGCCCTTGCGGTAGAGCATGACGGGCAGCATGGCGACCGTCTCGGCGATCACCTGCACGCAGGCGAACACGGTGGACAGGTTTTCCGCGAGATACGGCGAGACATGCATGCCCGCATCGCTAGCAAAATCGCCGCCGGTCTTCATCAGGTCCCACGTCGTCGGCGCGGACCGTTTCTCAGTCGAGATCGTGTTCGCGTGCTGTTGCATAGTCACACCGTTTCCAGGAAGCGCCGCAGCGACCGCAGGCGCGGCGTCGGCGTGAATTTGATTTCGAAGGAACGGCGGGCGACCGACGTGTCGAGATAGGCCGGTTGCGCCGTGATGGTGATTTCGTGCAAGTCGACGTCGACCAGCTCGCGCACCACCTTGTCGCCGCGCACCTCCCAACGGTCACCGCCGGCGGGCGTCGAGAATGCGAACGAAGCGCCGCGCACGTCGCCGCGCTCGACGCTCACCAGGAGATCGCGCGCGGCGGTCGTGTCCGGCACGTCGATTTCGAAGGCGAGGCCGCGTTGATCCTCCTGCAGGCGCAATGTGCCGGCCGAACGGCGGCCAAGCACGAGCTGGGGCATGTGCTGCACCAGGGCAAGCGGGTCGCGGGCGCTCGTGAGCGTCCGCGTGAAGGCGCCGGGCTTCACGATCTCGGTGAAGCCGCCCAGGTCCTGCGAGGGCGAGTTGTAGACGGCCGCATAGCCGGCGAGCCGGGGCGCCTTCGCAGTGCCCCCGGCCCGTAGCTCGATCGCGACCCGACGCTCGATCGTCATCATCGTCCCTCGATCAGGTGGTGATGCCATCCTCGAAGGCGAACGCCTCCGGGTGCCGCACGGCAACGTCCACATCCTTCATGGCTCGCACCATGACGCGGCCCTTGGCGTAGGCGGTCGCCTCGTACGGGTTGAGGAGAATGTCGACGCCGGTCCAACTCGCAATGAGGAGCTGCGACCAGTCGCCGAAGATCATTCCGCCGGCCACGGCCGGGTCGGCGCCGGGCGCCGAGCCAGGGAGTGCGTTGGTGGTGGCCGCTTTGTAGCCCGCCAACTCGTTCGGCCCCTCCATGATGAAGGACGGGCCGCCGCCGTCGCCGTCGAGCACTTTCAACGTCGCGCGCAGCTTCTTCTTCACGTACGGGTTAATCGCCCACCCGAGCGAGCCGTCGAGGGCGTTGTCGCCCTCCACCAGGGCGATGAAGCCGAGCACTTCCTCCCAGGTGACGGCCGCGCCCGCGTTGGCGTCATTGACGCCGCTGGTGGCCAAGATGCCGGTCGGGGTGTTGCCCGATCCAGTGCCGATCATGGCCTTTTCGTCGATCGCGTTGGCGATGATTGAAGCGAGATCGTTGCGCACGATCTGCTCGATTGCCGGCGAGGTATTGAGGAGCGTCCGGCGCGAATAACTCGTCATGGCGCCGACAGTCTTGGGAGTGAGGTTCACGTCGTCGAAGGTGGCATCGGTCTCGGTGAGAGAGCCATCCTCGCCGACCCACTGCGCCGTGCTCGATCCGGTCTGGCGCGGAATATCGATCGGGGAGCCGACCAAGCCATCGAGGTAGGTAGCGCCGAGCCGGGCGCAGACCAGGGCGTTGCGCAGGCGATCGATGAACAGGTCGGCCCGATGTACGTTCGGGGTGAGATCGGCCGCGCCGCTCCCGACCGTCAGGGTGCGCCGCTCCTGCATGAACACCTGATCGGGGACAGCGAGGCCCTCGAACTTGCGGCCCGACCGGCGCGCCACCTCGGAGCTGATCTCGCGCTCGAACCCGATATCCACGTCACCGCCGCCGAGATCGCGCGGAAGCAGGCCACGCATGGCTTTGGTGATGGAGAAGTCGCGGGCGCGCTCCTCGAAGGCGCCGTCGCCGAGACGCCCATGCACAATGGCGGGCGCGCTGCGCTCGGCATCGGCGAGGGTCTGCGCGCGGCCGATCTTCTTGTCGAGATCGGAGATCGTGGCTTTCAGATCGCCGAACTTCTTGTCCTCGTCGGCGGACAGGTCGCGCTTTTCATTGTCCGCGAGATCGGAGAGCGCGCGCATCGCCACGACGGCGTTTGCGCGCGCCTCCTGCAGTTCATGAAGCTTCATCGTAATTCTCCATCATGGGAAAGGCGCGTCTCACGACGGGCCGGACGCTCCATCGGGCCGGACCGTCCGGCACGGGGATAAACCGCCTCACGGCGGGATTGCAGCGGCGTGTGCAACGGGGGAAGTCGGTGTCCATGCTCGGACTGCCCAGACGCGGGCCGATCCTCCCGGCTCCCGTGCACTTGGCCGCGCCGCGCGACCTCTAGATTTTGCCGGGAGAATTTCACTTGAACACCTCCGCAATCGCGGTCAGTGTTCGCTGCGTGACGCTTTCCGTGCCCCGCACATCGAACTTGCTGGCTCGCTCTTTCATCTCATTGAATTTGCGATGAGCTTCTCGATTACGCGCCTTGTCGACGCCGTAGCTGATCTTCGTCTCGTGCAAGAGCGGCGTGTGAAAGCCGATTTCCATCGGAGAGCGCAGGCCATCACCGAGGCGTGGCGGCTCGATCTTCAAAGCTTCAGTCCAGCCGGCCACGTATTCAGTTAGCAGTTGCCCGCATGGTTCCCATCGAAGCCATGCCATCGTCCAATAACGATCGACCTTGAGCTCAATGCCCATTCCTCGGCAAGACACGAAGTCTTTGATCGTACCGTCGATGTGACGGTCGATCAGCCACCCGATCGCCTGGGCGAATGTGATGCCGTCTGACCAACCTAATGCGTTACGGGGACGGTCAACCATCGGATCGAACGTCGATCCGTCGACACTATGGATAACCAGGTCGCCGACCTCGCGCGCATTCTCGGCTGCCGCGATCGGCGACCCGCGCATTACGGCCGCAAGCATATAGCCCACCATCGTCGTGGTGAGCGGCGTCGCCCCGCTGCCGCGCTTGGTATCGGGAAGCAGCCCCTCACGGCGAAGCACGCGCGAATAGGCTTCGATGGTCGCGCGAGGCACCCCTCGGACCTTCGCCAGCGCCTCGTTAAAACTGTGGACCGACGCCATTTTGCCGCTGACCTTCGTCTTGACTGTTTCGTATTATTCGACGAAAAGCGCGACGTCAAGCGTTTTGTGTGATTCGACGAAACGTCTGTGGACTACCACCTCATGGAGGGTCAAATGCCTTTTGACGTCGTATCCCCCGATCAAGCCCAGCGGCTATTGCAGGAGCTGTACAACTTCCGAGAAAAGCTGATCTTCAATCTGTCCAAGCCCCAGGAGTTGGGAAACCTCGAAGAACAGCATAACGATCGGAACGTTTTCCACCTCGCTGCCGTGCAGGGCTGCATCGTGGCGACCCGAGAATATCTCGGCACTACCTGATCGCTTGCGCTTTGCGCGATCCGCGCTCACACTGAGCGCCCCGACGCGGTGCTGATAACACCGCGCCGGGACTTGCCACCAGACAGCCATAGGCGGGCCGTCCAATGACCAATTCCCACGATAGCATGAGTCTGCGCGGTGTTCCGCCTTGGCGTCTTCAACGCACAGGAAGGATGCATCATGACAGCAATCGAATATCTTGATCGGCCGCCGGCCGGATGGCACGCGCTCGACGTGATGAAGGAACACGAGCGCAAGCGGGATTGGGTCGCTCTGATGATCGACGTGCACCCCGACGATCTCAAGACGTGCACCGCCGAATTCCCGGCCCTGTTCTACGTTCACCCGAAAGAGTATCGGCCTGGGCAGCGCAAGGCGCAGCAACGATGGCTCCGCATTCCCGGCAAGCACAGGAACAAGGATGCGGCCTGGGAAGCCTTGCAGGACCTGCTCGAAACACGGCACTAGGCGACCTTGACGGCGACAAGACCGCGCGTCTTGTAGATGCTCTCTTTCTTCGGGGCGATCTTCACGGCCGCCCCGATCGCCATCGTGGCGGCGATCAACCCGTCGATCCGACCGGATGCCCGTTCCTTCACGAGCTTGCGGGCGCCTGTCGGATCGCTCACGGTAACGGCATTGCCGACGCACATGTCGAGCACCGGGTGCCCCGGGTGCCGCAGCTCTCGCCGCAGCACGGCCGTTTCGACGGCATCGATCGCCGGCCCCATGTCGCGCCAGCCCTGCCCGAATTCCAGCAGCTCGATCTTCACGCCGGCCTCGTCCATGAGGCGCCGTATCTCGTCGAGGCGCCAGCGGTCGGCCGCACAGAACTGCACGTCAAAATCCTTGGTCAGCTCGCCCAGGCGATGCACCACGAACCGCTTATCGATCGCCCGGCCCGGCGTCGCCTCGATGTACCCTTGCCGATGCCACAGACGATAGGGGACATGGTCGCGCCGCTCGGCTTCCTCCAGGTTGTCGGCGGGCATCCAGAACCAGGCGCGGAGATCATGCGACTGCGGGAACCACGCGGCGAGGGCGGTCAAGTCCGTCGTCGCGGAAAGGTCCAGCCCAAGAATGCACCGCTGTTTCAGCAGGGTCCCCTGTCCGAATAGGCCGGGTGTCTCGTCACGCTGGCAGGCCCGCCAGTCGCGCGCATTCAGAAAGCGGGCCGTCGCGTCGACCGGCTGATTGAGATACAGGAGCCGGAACGACGGCTCGCGCGCCGGCAGCGCCTTCGCCTCGGCCGCCGCCGCCCGCATCTCGTCGAGTGACCGGAAGTCGCCCAAAGCCGGGTTGCAGGCGAACCATGTTTCCTCGGCCCACGGGTCCGCGTCGTCGGGCGCCGAATAGATGATCGGAAGGAACGTGTCGTCGGGGATGCTGCCGGCGAGCACGCGCTGCCCGTACTGCACCAGCTCGCTCATAATATGATTTTTATCATGCGACTGCGTCGAGATCACCACGAACAGCGGCTCGGCCCGCGCGGCGCCGCCGGTGGTGAGGGCGTCGTAGAGGTCCCGCTTCGGCCATTGCGCCAGCTCGTCCATGATGGCGAACGAGACGTTGAGGCCGTGCGCCTTCCTGGCATCGCTCGACAGCGCCTCATAGGTGCTGCCGGTCTCGACGTCCTCCAACGTCTTGGAGTGTTCGCGGATGATGATCCGTTTCATGAGCTTGGCGTCGGCGCGGATGAACGCGACCAACTCCTTGAGGATCAGCGCCGCCTGCTTCCGATCGGCCGCCGCGCTGTAGACCTGGCCGCGCTGCTCGGCCTCCGGGCCGACAAGGTGGCACAGCGCGAGAGCCGCGGCGATCTGCGTTTTTCCATTTTTCCTCGGAATTGTGATCAGCACCTTGCGCTTGCGCCGCCGGCCCGCGTCGTCGGTCGCATAGATCGCTTGGATGATCTCCCACTGCCAGTCTCGAATTAAGAACGGTTTTCCAGCGTGCACACCGGACGTGATGGACAGCGTTTCGATGAACGCACGTACCCGTTCGGCCCTCGTGAGGCCGGGCTTCTCCCACGCCTTCGCACGCGGCGGGCGACCCCGTCTTTTGCGCTTTACCGTCTGTGCTCCGATCCCTCGCAATCCCATGGCGTCAGTCCAAGTAAGTGTTTTTGTGGGGACCCCATCGGTCCGGAAGCGATGGCGCCCCAGGGATTGAACCCGCCCCAGGTCCGCCGGTGAACCAAGGATGCGCAGGATCGCGCGGCGATCCGTCTGCGAAGCATCCTTTGACCATGAGCACGCCTGCATTGCGTCGCTCTCCTGCGCTCGTCTCTTTGACCGCGTGGTCGTGGGCCTTGCACAGAGAGCGCAGGTTGTCGAGGCGATCGGCGCCGCCAGCGCGGCGGGCCTTGATGTGGTCGACGGCATAGGCAGGCTGCCCGCACCCAGGCACAACGCACGTGAACAGATCACGCCGCAGTGCCGCCTTGCGTAGGAGCTGCCACGCCCGCGTCTTGTAGTACGGATCGACCTTCTTCATTGCCCTGGCGCCGTGGCGTGTAGCTCGATCCCCTCGTGCCGGCCCAGCTCGCGGACCTCGGCCACGTCGTACACGCTTGCGGTAGGAGGCTCACCTTCCGCAGGCGGATACACGACGCGATCGAGCACGGTGAGGTCCGGCATCCATCGAATGCGGAACACCGCCTTTCGCTCGGACACCTCTTGCACTGTGCCGAAGAACTCACGGCCGCTCTGTTGCTCCACCTTCGCCCATACGGTCGCGATCGTGTTCCACGTCTCGATCGGTTCTCCGCTCGGGCTTTCGCCGATGGTGCGGCGTTGGATCAGTATTCGACGGTCAATATCACCTGCTCGCATATCGTCTGCCCTCCCATGAACCCCGTTGAGGCCCGGACCTCGCCCCTGGCACCCCTCGGATAGCCTCTTGCTGCCCTTCCCCGCGCGCGGCGTCACGGTAAAGACGATGATCTTGTTTACCTGTGTTCTTCGTGGTGCTCGGTATTTTCACAGGTTTGGACCCTATGGGGCGGTGCGCGGTCGGACCTCGCTTGATCCAGGTCTGCCATTCGGGCGAGATGATCTCGACGACGTTCGGCAGGTGCTTGCGTCCTGGCACCGGGCGCTCGGTGATGCGGATGTGAAAGAGCCGCCGCGCCTCGTGCAGCGTCGTCTGCACGGTGGTCCGGCAGACGCCAGCCAAGGCGGCGATCTTGTCGATTGGCAGATCGCACACACCATGGTGCTTGACCTCCCCGGCGATGATGGCGAGCACGGATCGCTGGCCTTCGGTGTAGGCCGCCCTCAGGGTCGGCGGCATGACAGCAGAGCCGCCCAACGTGCGCCGTCGCTCTCGTGACACCTTGCGATCCGGCGAGCGTTGCGGCTGGCGTGGTGTGAAGCGGCCGCCAACACGGCCGGCGAGCCGCCCGATGGCCTTCACGTGCCCCGGCGCCGTCGCCGCGCTATGCGGTCGGCGCCTGTCAATGCACGATTGAAGGAACTCGGCGTCGGTATCGCCGATCGCGCCTTCGCCGTACCCCTGCCACAGAGTGCGGGCGAGAACGTCGAGCTGGTCCGGTGACGCTCCCGCATTGATCGCGGCATAGATCGTGTCGGCCGCCGGGCTGGCGAACGTCCTGAGGGCGCTCATTGCTCGCCCCCATCATTCAGCAACCCCAGGTCTTGCGCGCGCACCAGCGCCCGCCCTATTGCCTCGGCGAGCGCCGGCAGGTGCTTGACAGCCAAGGTCAGCCCCGCCTTGCCGGGCTTCAATTCGCCGTCGCCATCATGCCACCATGCCCGGCAATCGATCGTCGTCCGGCCTTGGTATTCGTCGAGAGAGACGCGGATCGTCTCGCGACGATTGCGCGGCCACTCGGCGACGATGACCGGGAAAGACGTTTTACAGTCTGCCGGTTTGTTCTGAGGGTGTTCACGGTTTTCCGTGGCCGCGCTGGAAAGCGCAAACCCTTGATCGGAACCGCGAAAATCACCCTCTGCTAAATTCGCACATCTCGTCTTCGAGCTGCGGAAATGCGCCCACATGGCGCACCTTGCCCTGCTCGTAGAGGGTCGCGACCGGCTCGGCGCGCAGCCATTTGCCCCGCGTCGCCACCACCTCCTTGACGGCGA